ACGGCCTGACGTAATAGTTCCGCAAATCCAGCATTCGCTAAAATTTCAATTAACTCCACATCTTCTTTCAGGCGCACAGATAAACACCTTTTTACAATGTCATAATGTTCATTTGACCCGGCTAATCCTTGATTGGTTTTATTGTCTTTCATAATAACACCTGTGTCAGGATTTAACCAACCAATCGCCATCACCACTAAATTATAAAAAGCCTCACGTGTATCAGTATCAGCTAAAAAATTTCTACCTTCAAAAAAGCCTTTATTAAGGTCATAGTTTTGAAATAATTTTTTACCATTTTTAGAAAAATTTTTAAAAAATATTTCGATTAATTGTTCTATTTTCTGCTCAACAAAATACTGTCCATCCACGATTTGATGTAATAAATTAAATGCTGTTGGATTGTCGTGAGAAAACATTTCATCATCTGCAATAGGAACTGGTGACCTAGGATGTCCTCCAAAATAAACTAATCCTGCTAATCCGGAATCACCTGCAACCAATTTATCTAATTGCAATAATTCTTGAAAAAAGACTTTTAATTGCGGAGATGATTCCACATTTACTTCAGTTGATATAGCTTTAATAAATTCATTAGCACGACCTGTAATATCAATATGTCTTCGAGTCACCCCACTATCATATCTATCACGGAAATTATTTAGAGCTCCTCGATCAACTGACAAGTATGTATTAAAATTAGAAGGAGCTGAAATAAATTTAACTTTTACATCAGGATAAGCTGATAGTCTCCAACCTAACTGTGTTGCAAAACGGGAAGTTTTATAATCTGGTTGAAGATTAGCAGGATTATGAGTTTGAGGAGCGACATTACGGGCTTGAATTAACTCTTCAGCGCTTAATTGTTCTCCAGTTCCTGGATGATATCGTAAATCTGATTTTGATTTTTTTGTTTTTAAATCAGTCATGTCATAAGATGACCAATCTCCACCTTGATTACTAAGGTTTGGATTAAAAGCCATTTCACGAATAATTTGACGTATTAGATGTTTTAATTTATTTTCTTTTAATATCATAATTTAGAACTTTTTTTATTCTAAATATCATCTATTATTTGTTTTGATAATCAAATTCGTTGGAATATTCTACGTTTTTCTTAATCTCATGACTGAAATGTTCAGGTGGATTAAATACCTGAAAAGGTGGTCGTTCAGTATTTCTAGTTCCTAAAGAACTATGAAACCAACGCATCTTATTATTAGGTCCGCAACACAACACCCCTGTCTTTTCATCAAAGAAATAATGAGTCGATTTATGTTCCTGCCAAAATTTACTCTCAGCCATATGCACAGCACTCTGGTGATAAGGATTATTAAAATCTATGGTAAACATATAACGACCCTCTACCTGTTTACTATGACGATTCTGCATACTCACATGACAATTTGTCATTAGATTTTTTCGATATAAGAAAATATTATCTGAAATACAATCCCACCACGCCACATATGTTAATTCAATCTCTTCTTGCGATGACTCATCCCGGTCAAAAATAGCGTTTTGTAATACCTTATCATAACAGGCATTGTATTTAGGAATATATATTTCATATAAAGGCGGTTCATAAGGAGTAGCTCTAACTCCAATTAAATAAGCCTCTAACATATGAGGATCATAACCTGTTTTAAAATTTTCAGGTCCTTGTAAAAAACTTTGTTTCACCCAGACTTTTGTATAAGGTAAATTAAGATACATGAATTATCCTTTGAATAATAATTCTGATTATAAACTTATCCTTGACAACTTAAACATTCAGTGTCTTTAAAATCTTTTAACTTTTCAGTTCGAACTTTCTCACTCACAGTTTCAGCTTTCGCCCCAGCATTCGTTCTGAGATAATATAAACCTTTTAATTTGTTTTTCCACGCTCTTAAATGCACAGCATTCACAATCGCTTTATCTGTCCCGGCAGGAAAAAAGAGATTTACACTTTGACCCTGACATAAAAATTCTTGTCTATCACCTGCGTGGTCAATAATCCAACGTTGATCTAATTCAAAGGCAGTTTTAAAAACATTCTTTTCCCATTCATTCAGACAATCCAGATGTTGTACAGAACCGTCATGTGTAATGATAGATGTCCATGTTTCATTTAACCATTGCTGTCTCTCATCAACAGGTAAAGCGTCAGCCTTTTGCAGTAAGATATTCTCTAAATATCTATTTTTAACTAAATGAGCGCCCGCACGGGTACGATGTGTATATGCATTACTCTTATAAGGTTCAATTGATGGTGATGTATTTGCAATAATTGAGCTATTAGCATTAGGTGCAATGGCCAGTAGATGGGTATTTCTAACACCATAACCTACAGCATCAGGTGCTTCACCTCTAATTCGAGCCAATTCCTGAGTTTGTTTCACGGCACGTTCCTTAATTAAGGTGAAAATCTTCATATTTTGTGCTTTAGCTAATGCACTTTCCCAAGGAATATTCTTAGATTGCAAGTAAGCGTGGAAACCCATGGCTCCTAAACCTAATGAACGTTCTTGAGTAGCGCTGAATCGAGCTTTCTTTAAACCTACATCCGTTGCATGATCAACGAAATATTGCAATACGTTATCTAGGAATGTAATACAGTCTTCCACAATCGTAGTATTCTTCCATTCTTCAAATTTCTCCAAATTCAAGGAGGATAAGCAACATACTGCACTTCTATCTTTATCAGTCGCAAGATGAATTTCGTTACACAAATTAGAACCATGAATCTTTAACCCTTTGGCTTGCATATAATCAGGTAACTTACGATTTGCTTCATCAATAAAGTTTAAATAAGGTTCCCCAGTTCTAAAACGCACTTCCAAAATACGTTGCCACAACTCTCGAGCATTAATTGTATCTCTCACACTTTTAGTCTTAGGGTCAATTAAATGCCAATCCACATTATCTATGACAGCTTGCATAAAAACATCTGTAATATTAATAGCGTTGTTTAGATTAAAACATTTACGATGACTATCTCCACCTGTTGGCACACGAATATTTAAAAATTCCACAATATCAGGATGAGAAATATCAATATACGCGGCATAACTACCTTTTCTAGTTTTTCCTTGACGATAAGCTGTCATATCAGCATCAACTGTCTTTAAAAAAGGAATAGGTCCTGGGGAAATTTCACTATTAGCTCTAACTGAGGACCAATGACCACCAACCCCACCACCTTTTACTGACATCCAACGCAATTCATTACTATGTTCCATTAATCCTTCTAAACTGTCATCGACATAGGTTAAGAAACAGCTGATAGGTAAACCCTTAGTATTACGACCATCAGGAGTAGGTGCGTTAGATAAAATAGGAGAACTAAACATAAACCAATTTTTAGCAGCATATTCATAAATACGTTGTGCTAAAGCAGTGTCGCCAGCACTAAAAGCCAAAGCGGCTCGGGCGTAACTTTGTTGAGGAGTAGTTTCTCCTTCCAACATATAATAATCTTTCAATAAAGCATATGCTTGCTCATTCAGATTACTATCATATTCGGGGTTAATTGCTATACCAAAATAATTCATAAAAAAACCTTCTATCTTTGATCTGAGCTGCCAACTTGACCGCTCTGACGTAACGACGACTTAGTAATCTCTAAGTATTCGCTTTCTTCAATAACCTGAAAATCATGATCACATTTTACAACCACAATTTGAAAAGGCAATTTGTCGCCTTCTCTAATAATATACGAAGTGTCCGACACATTTACAGCATTAATAAATATTTCTCCAGTATACCCCGGATCAATCACCCCAGCTCTAATTTTAAGAGGTGTTTTAGTCACTGAACCTCTCTCTAAGATTAAACCTGCATGTGAAGTAGGTAAGGCAATATGTAAACCTGTCGGAATAGTTGCACCTTTTTCACCTTCATAAGTAGTAGCCGGGTCAATTTGTACTCGTTTAGTTGAATATAAATCTAAACCGACACTTTCTCCTGAATAGGCAGGGGTATATTTATCAATATTCTTATTAACTAAAACTTGCTTTAATTTTTCATTGGTATAGACTTTAATCATTATTCATCCTTATTCTGTATTTCATTCCATTTTTTTCTTAATTGTTCTTTTAAATCCATCTTGTCTTGGGTAATTACTTCCTGCAATGTTAACTCAGTATCGTCTAAAATAGCGAATTTAGATTTAGCTGTGTCAATATTGATTGGGAATAAGATACCATCACGACCTGCACGATTTTTGGCTACAAACAGACGACCAGTACCTAATGCCTTTTCAGTAGGTTTACGACTGAGAGATAACACAATATCAGCCACCATTGCTTTACCATAAGCTTCTGACATATTCTCTAAGCCTACCACATCAGAATTTGACGCATCACGATTGGCTTGAGAGGCTGTCCAAATTGGGACACCTAAATCCATTGCTAAATTACGTAATTCTTCATAAACTAATTTTAATTCATGACGTAAGCTTTCCATTTTACGACTAGATCTCATCACATCAGCATAGTCAACTACTATCAGAGAAGGAATAAAACCTTTAAGGGATAGTTTTTCAATATGCGTACGAATGGTATTGACAGTCGCAGTACCTGTAGGATATTCTTTAATCACTAAACGTCCTAAGTCCATCGACTTATACTTTTCAATAACTTCTTCTTTTTTGTCTAAGACTTCATTAGAAGGAATATCACAGAGGTTGGAATCATATCTTAAACCAACATCGGTCTCTGTTAATTCAAAAGTGTAATGAACTACATTTTTTCCAGCTCGCATCGCGTTAGCACCCATGGCAACCAAAAAGTGTGACTTACCTACACCAGTAGGAGCTGTTAAAACACCAATTTCACCACGGCCTAAACCACCACGTAAAATATCTTTTTCATCTAAACGTGACAAACCGGTCGGACAGGCCTGACGATTAATCTTGACAAAACGAGCTTCCATATCTTCAAAGAAATCGTGGCCTTGCGAAGCAGGTAAACCCGCAGCAATAGCATCCTTCATAATACCTAAGACTGAATCGTAATTTTCAGTTTGAATCATTTGCACTGATTTCTCTAAAGCTTCTTTAAAGACTTGTCTCTTACAAAATTCTAAACTTTTATCTTTAACATACTCAATATCCCCTAAGTCAGGGTTAGTTTTCATACGAGTTAGATATTCAATGATTTGATCACGTAAAACCGTATCCGTATTATTTTGAAACTTCTCTTTTACAATGGTGATTAAGAGCTGCAAAGTAGGAAAGCATTTATATTTTTCATAATAAGCAAAATAACTTTCACATAAAAAACCTAAATACTTCACATCAAAGAAACTTGGGTCCATCACCTCTATCATCTGGGCGGCCCAAGTCCTATCAGATAACATACTTTGAAAAACCTTTTCCTGAAAATTCTTACCGTATTTTGAAAAATTTTTTTCAGTATTACTCATATAAAATCCTGTCAAATTAAAAAAAATAATAATATAGATTACTTATATTATTCGAGAAAAGCACTTTTTACAGCTAAAAGAAAATTTAATTTTCCAATTATGTCATCAAAAGTGTATTGTGTACCATCATTCCAAACTGATCCACATCCAAATTATTTAAACCCTGCTGCAGCATAAACTTCTTTACTTCCAACTTTGGCGCCATTCTACGAGGCAAATCATGCTGATAGGTTAACTGTTGAATTTGGGTGCCTGATAATTGCGGAAATTCCAAATTCATCAATTGCCAATTCAACTTCGCCTCCGCCATCGGGAATACCACAATCTTCTCAATCTGGGTAATCGGGTATTTTGCAGCTTTTAATTCATGATACTTCGGCACCACCTCGTCATACACATCTTCGATTGTCACAGGATCATCTCCAGTGATTCGCGTTGCAAATTTGATTAGATACTTATAACTAATCCCTTTGATGCCTCTAATGTTATCAGACGTATCTCCAACGAAACATCTCGCTACACACAAATTCTGCGGTGGAATATTAAACACCGTCTTCACCTCCGCCGCATCATATAAACTATTATGTTTCCTCGGCGCCCACACCCGAGTCTTATCATCCACCAACTGCAAATAATCATGGTCAGTGCTCACAATAATCTTAGCATCGTCTTTACACTTACTCTTACACAAATATGCAATCACATCATCAGCTTCACAATCATCCACATAAATTTGACCTATCTTTAACATCGGCAAGATATGAATTAAGGTTCTCAACTGCCAATCCCAATTATCACGCTCATTTGGATTTTGTTGCTCATATTCAGCATAAGGTCGATTTAAACTCAAAGGCTTACGTCCAGCTTTGTAATCAGGATATAAGGCTCGACGCCGAGTACTTCCTCCACCCTCCCACACCACTGTCACCTTATCTGGCTTATACTTTTCAATACCACGATAAATGGTACCTAAGACACCCGCAATCGCACCACATGGTTCATTATGCAAAGACATTTTTGGATTTGTCGAAAAGTGTCTAATAAAATTATTTAAACCATCAATCAATAATTCTGTATGCATTAATAATCCCCTGCTAAATATTCATTTTCTACTAACGCCATCGCTGCAGCTTCATTTTCTGAATATGAATCTGGATCAATATCTTCAACAGCGATATCTGACGCATTCTTAGTGTAAGCTTTATCAATGGCGGCATCGATATATTCTTTATAAAGTGGGTCAGTCATAATCTTATCGAAATCAGCTTTATAAAACTTCTTTTCAATTTCAATGGCGCCACTTAATGTTGTCACCAAGAGCGTTTTCCAAGCCCCAGCCCCGTCAATACATACCTTCTTACCATTATATTCAAATTCACCTAACTTGCGTAAATTATCAAAAATCTCTTCGTGTTCAAAGATACCTTTACCGAAGATAATTTGAAATTCAGCTTTTCTGAAAGGGGCTGAGACTTTATTCTTGATAATTTTAGCTGATACATTAATGCCGATTGGTTCTTTATCTGGACCTTCAATCGCACTACCAGCACCTAGTTTAATTCTAACACTTGAGTGAAATGGAATAGCCACACCACCAGGAGTAGTAGTCGGATCTCCATACATCACACCCATCTTTGTTCTAATTTGATTTAAACAGACAAAGAGAATATTTTGATTAGCGATAATACCTGTGATTTTTCTCATGCCTTTTGAAATAGCACGTGCTTGTAGACCAATACTATCTTTATCATATTCACCTGCTAATTCTGCTTTAGGCGAGGTAGCGGCGACAGAGTCCCAGATAATAGTTACAGGTACATCTTTTTGCATAGCCTTAGATTTCATAATAGTACTTTCAGCAATGCTAAAGACTTCCTCAGTGCAGTGAGTGTCAACATAGACAAAACGTTTAGAGATATCGACACCTAAAGTTTTTAGATTTTCAATACTAACAGCGTTTTCTGTATCAATATAGACAACAATACCACCGGCCCGTTGGGTTGACTTAGCAATTTGAGAGGCAATATGGGATTTCCCGATTGAAGGTGGACCAAAAATTTCAATGATACGACCTTCAGGCAGACCACCATTTTTACGATTAGCAATAATATAATCTAATTGTACTGAACCTGTGCTAATCCAGCGTTTCACATGGGTAGGTGAATCATCAGAAGAAAGGTTATAAGCAATTCTCATACCTCTTTCTTTGTTCAAAGATTTAATTAGATCACTTGTAAAATCATCAGTAATTACATCGGATTGCAATTCCGAGCTTGTTTTCTTTTTAGAAACCGCCATTTAAAATCCTTTAGTTATTAAAATTTAGATAATTGATTATAAAAAAAAATCCTGCTTTTACACAGGATTTCTTAGAAAATATTCCTTCACTCTAAATCAGCGAAGGCGTCATCCAAGTTAGCATATTTAGATGACTTAGCGTCAGCCGCCGGAGCTTTAGGTGTCACTGTTGGCTTAGGCTTCACCACAATTTCTTCTTCATCCAAGGCCGCAGTCGCTGTCGCCCCACCACCCTTCACCGTTCCATCACTCTTATCAGCCTCATCCCCATTCAACCAATCATTCAAAATCTTTTCCAATTCAGCATATGACTTTAACTCAAACAAATCATTCACATCAGGCACATTGTCCAAATACTTTTTAATTTGTTCAGGCTTATCAGCCAAGGCCGATTGCTTAGGACGTGGACTCACAGTCGTATCAGCAAATTGTTTGCCGGGCAACTTAGCACAGGACACCTTCAAATCACGACCTTCAGTCACATCAGTAATATCACCATAATCTTCATCCAACATGATATTAAGGAGATTTTGATATAAGGTCTTACCAAAGGACCAAATACGCACACCTTTATCTTCTTCACCACGCACTACCACTGGGGCATAACAACGCATTTTTGGATATAACTTCTTAGCCAATTCATATGACTCTTTAGAACCATCATCACGAAGCTTGTTAATCAATTCTTGAATTGGGTCAGGCTTGTTAAATTGATATGGGGCCAACAAACCAGCATTATTACCAATATTGTAATAAAACATCAATTCTTTAAAAGGTTGACCTTCATTGTTTGGGAAGGATAAGAGACGCACTTGATAATCTTGACCTTCTTCAGGACGCCAAGAAATATTCTTCTTAGAAGAAACACCAGTAATTTGATTAAGTTTTTTACGCAAGGCAGATAAATCGATTGCCATAATTTTTTTCCTTTGTTTGTTTTTCTAAAATATTAAAATCTAAATTTTTAATATGTTTTATTATATTTTTAGTTTGTTACTTTTACTATTTTTTTTTAATTTTTTTTACTTTACTCTTTTAAACACATTAGGGTTAGCATTCCAACACGCCCCCTTAATAATATCAAAACCATTATTCTTCAAATACTCTTTCACTATCTTTCGCATCTGTGGTCCTTTTACAAACTGAGTTTTATCATCTGTTTGATATTCCCAAAAATGCCCGATCGATTCATCCGGTGTCCAACTAAACCCATCCACCGACATACACAATAATCCTCCCACCTTCGTCATCTGCATCAATTCTCTAACATAATCAAGCGGCGCTGTCATATGTTCCACACACTGCAATGATAACACTACATCATATTGATTTTGTCGAGTAATATCCTGCTTCGGTGTAATAAATCCTTCAGACTGACAGGTTGATAACAGAGATTGCGCTTGAAATGTGACATTATTATAAAATGAAACATCCTGACAACCTGAGGCAATTAAATCTAAAGTTGTTAAACCATTGCCATTCCAATCATCAAAATAAGATAACTGCTGCCAATTATAACCATTCAATTGTAAATAACGCAACACATGCCCAATCGAGCCTTCAGATACAGATAAATAACAATCCACTAAATCCCATTGATAGTCAGGATTACTATACGCTGTAAAATCTGTACAATTTGATTGGGCCCATTGTTGAGTAACAGCTGCCTTTTGAGGTGAATTAAAAACATATTCCTTTACAGCTTTTAAAGTCATAGTGTTAATAGAGGGATCATTCAATAAACGTGAGATAGTTCTTAATTTTAAATCTTTTTTCATTATTAGCCTTAATGTTAAAGTTAAGTTATATTTTAAATTTTAAAGTGCGTTTTACAATTTTTATTTATAAATAGGCACAATTCAGGAAATTCAGGTTCAGGAAGCACAAAAAATTCAGTTTTGGTCCACGTAATAGATATAGATAGATATTACTGTATTTGCTTATTTTTCTTTCAATTCACAGGATTTTTTACCAATATCATGACAATATTGTACTTTAATTTTATCTTTCTTTTCAATATAAGCCTTTAAGAGACGATGATTACCGTCTAAGATCTTATCATCTGGAGAAAGAATAATTGGAAATTTAAAATCAGCTTTCAATGCTCTATCATAATGGTCAATATAATCACCGAAAGTTAATTTACCTTCCCAGGTCCAAGGATCTTCATCACGAGTTTTATTAACTAATTCAGAAACTGACATCTCTTCGATAGGATATTTGTCATGATCTTTCATAATTTTGAGCAAATCGCCCACATAATAGGATTTATCTTTATAATCAAAAGTACTACCCTTGTCAAAAGCATAATCGGTAGCTTCAAGTAAAATTTTTATATATTTTTTAAGTAAACCTGCCATATAATATTCCTTTTAATATTATATATCTTTTTTTCTGAATTCTATTTCCCGATTTAGATACCAGAGAGCTTTCGTTAAATCATCTAAATCACTTTCGCCAGCTTTTTTACCAGCTCGAAGGACATATTTAATGACATTGCCTAAGCTGAAATTCAGATCGTACATTTCAATGATGTCAATAGGAGTTACTGTGTTTTGGTAGTGTTGTGGGTTGGCTTTGTCCATTACGTTTTTTCTTCTTTCTGCGTTTGGAAATCATGTAAGGGGCTGGGGCGCTATAACCAGCGACGGCTCCACCGCCTAAAGTCATGGATTCCCTTAAAAGTTGTTCATAAATTTTGAGTAATAAATTTTCGTTCATATTATAATCCTGTTTTAAGATTAATTATGACTCCAGCAATTGTCGAGATAAATATTTTTCTCTTTCATAGGCCATATCAATGGCATGAATACATAATTGCACCATTTGAGAAACATTATGTAGATAAAATCTGTTTTCTTCAAGATGAAAACCAGTGCTACAGAGAATCCCTATCATTTCTTCAGTTGTTAATTGTACTCCAAAATGTTGTAATAGAAAAAGAGTGCGATGAGGTACTGACATTTTAGGGCAGCGTGGATTATAATCGTAGAGTTGACCTAGTTTATTGCGATGCCATTCACTTTTTTGTTCAATGAATTGATCGTTTTCTAAATCACCTAGTCTCCCTAAAGGAAATAGTAAAGTAATTATGGCTAGGGATTTACGAGACATCTCCAGAATTTCAGTATCTAAATTTTTAGCCATTTTATTAGCAAATCGGAAAGAGTCGAGGGCAAAGCGTAGGATGCTGCCAGGTCCACAATAACCATCTTCGATTTTAGTGGAATAAGTGGAGATTAAGAGTCGTTCGCCGAGTTCATTAATCATTTGATCGAGTTGGGGATTTTTAAAGAGAGCAATATAGTTGCTATATTGAGTGAATAAATCAGCTAATTCATTTTCATTCATGATATGATGAGCCATGATTAAATCTTTCTGTGAGAAATAGTTTCGATATTTAAAGGAAAGTGACCGAAGTCTTTAAAATTATAACCACCATTAATTAATTTTACAAATTTTTCTTTACTATTTTGAGCTACATCGACTAGCATTGCATCGTGAATCAGAGCTAGTGGTAGCATTTCCTCATTGAATTGTTCAGTAAACCATAAAAAGCCAGCCAATGCCACATCCACTGCCGTGCCTTGAATGTAACCGTTAAGAACTTGATGTAGATGCACATCTGGTGACCATTTAATTGGGCGGCCAAAGTGCGTCTGGTGATATCCAGATGCGTCACGTTGCATCGCAAGAGATAAAATATAGTTTATATTAAAATACTCTAAAACTTTCAACCTGATAGCTCTGGATTTATCTGCTGCAAATTCACCGATGGCCATTTCTTCACCTAATCCATATAAGATTGAGATAACAGCTCGTTTCATAACGGTACGATCGACAGGAAAATCTAAACTGTCGCAAATATCTTGGTAAATATCATCAGGGGCCGTTAAATTTGCAATATAACGAGCAACTCTCGGTTCCAAGGATTTAAAATCAATCATTAAGATTTCACCTTCTGAAAAACGACTCTTTAAAATATTACGATATTTCTTAGGTAAATTCATGATTTTCGCCCCATGACTGACGCTGAGACGTCCTGTAATAATTTCGGAACGTGTATATTGAATTTTTTCATCATCTTTAAAGGTATTTAATAAAGAAATATTCCCGTCATGTTTTTCCAATTTCTTATAAACCCCTAATAGGAGTCGATCGATTTTTAAAGGATGCAAAACGCCAAAGAGTCTGGCATTATTTAACAATAATGTCGCATAATTTTTAGTATCTTTCTTTTTAATATTGTGAATAATCTCCTGACGTTCTTTTTCATAATGAGATAAAAAATGATCAGGAATAGAATGTTTATGAAAAGGTAATTGATATTGAGTAAAGAATTTTTTAAATTTTAAAAAAGGTTCTTGCTCATCAAATAATTGATAAATCTCTTGCATATAATAACTTAAAAAAATTAATTTGTTGTAACATCGAATAACTCTACATCTATTATTTTACGCTGAAATATCTCTTTATACACGTTTATAATATTAATTGTGTGTAACTGATCCGGCGTCATTGTAATGCTCTTATAAATTTCAGATGGTGTATAATTCAATACATGATAACCTGGCGTAAAGCTTGAAGTCATAAAAGTTTTTAAATACTTACAATGAAATGATATATCATAATAATTAGAAATTTGATTATTATTAGTTGTGACAGTTACATCACCATATTTTGTTTGAGTTTTCTGTTCAATATTAATAGTTTTTTCATTATCAATACAATTTTGATAATATAATAATCTAGCATCATCATTCGTACTAGTATTTGTTACAAAATTAGTTGTTATAATATTCTTATTATTAACATCCTGACTTGCATTTGAAATTAAAAAATTATATTCAACTTCGTTTGCGTTAAGAAATTTTAAATCATTACCCACTCGCATTAAAGTTAAAGGATTTATATCATATTCCATATTTTGTTCTATTTTATAAATTCCTTTACTCATTTTATTATTATCTGTAAAATAATCATTTAAAAATGATGAATAAGAAAATTGTTTTGATTTCTCGGTTGCATTAATAATCTGATTAGGTATGACGTAATAATCACAATCAAAATAAGTCTTATCAACGCTACTTAAACCTGATGTTAACCAATCATTATCAAAAGCCTTATCATTTATAAGTGGGGTTGTTAATATTGAATTTCCACTTTTAGTATATACAAATTCAAAATTTAAAGGTAGTTTTTTAATATTTAAATTAATAATACCGAAATTATTGGTAGAGTCACCTACTTTTATAATACACGGAAAAAAAAATTGAAAATAACTATCCACATTTTTTTGCGTTGCTGATTTTTCTTTTATAATTTCATTATAAAATTTATTATCAAAAAATTGAGCTGTGCTTTTTGTACCGTTTCCGGATTTATTAGATGTTTCTTTTAAATCTGCGTGTTGATGTACTGATAAATAATCGTGTGAATTTTTATCATCAATTCTTTTGTTAGGATCATTGATTGCTTTTTTAAAAAATGCAGTTGTACAATACCAACCTACCGCAGGTTCTGTAATACTATCAAATTCTTTTTTAATACCTTCATCTTTTTGTGCATTAGTTATATTAGCAAATGTTGAGCTTTTTAAAAAACTTGAATATTCATCGACATTTATAGCTATTATCATTTTCTTTTCTTTTCTTGTTTTATTGTATTGTAAATAATACATTACCGTCTAAAGAGTATGTATCGCCATCTGAAGTATTTGAAATCTTAAATTCAGGTTTATTAGTAATTGTTATCGCCGGAGGGATCTCTTTTATTATTTTACCCTTGACTGTTTTTTCTATTGTAACAGTTATATCTTGACCTATATCTGGGTCGTCTGTTCCCTTAAAAGAAGAAGGCAAATGAAATTCTACAAAATTAAAATTTTTTGATGAAGATACATGGTCCCAATTAGTGACACCTTCTAATTCTTCATTAATATAACCGTCCCAAAATGCCATAACATATAATTGTAAATGATGATTCCTGTTTCCTTTTACACCATTACTATATTTTTGTTTCATGGTTTCAGATTCTTTAGCAATATTTATATCGGCTGTATTATTATCCTTATCAACATCGCCAGTAGCATTACTATGTGCTGATTGTAATAATTTTATCATATTTTGTCCACATTTAAATCTACCTTTTCGGGTAGCGTTTACAATACTCCAACAAATTAAACCATACTCTCTTTGCATTAATTCACGAGAGCTCTCTGGGCCTGTGGCTGTACCTCTTTCTCGAGCTAAAATAAAAGTCATAATTTTTAAAATTCTAGGAAAAAGATCCTTATTATTACTTATGTTTAATAACTCATCTAACTTTTTTTTGTTTTTAGTTCTAAGGTTTTGTTTTTTAGGATCAAAATTTAAACCTTTTTTAGGAATTTTATAATTTAATGGAACAGTTATACTATTATTCGAAAGATAAGCGTCAGTAACTCCTCCATGTTTTTGTTTGAAGGCAGCATTATTAAATTTTCGGCTAAGTTTGTATGTTAATTCCAATTTATTATAGTTTACATAAGGTTGCCCACCTGCAGAATAATTATCAAGCTTAAAAGATGATTCAGAAACACTTTCAGGGAAAAAAATAGGCATCTCTTGGTCTGTAATTTCTTTATAACGAGCTTTTGCCATCTCAAGAGTATATTCATACTCAGCAAGTTCTCCTTTTGGTCTATCATCTTTTATGACTGAAGATAGTTGTGTTCTAAAAAACATACTGAATATATGATTTGCGTCTGGGGTATATGTTGGCATTTTTAATATTTTCCTTATTCTTAATTTTTTTATCGTGCATCGTGATTAATGGTAAAATTAATTTGATAAGTAGTGATAGCGCTGGCGCTGGCTACTTCAGATTGTACTTTTGTAGTTTTAACAGTGGTTGAGGTGATAGGTTTCTCTAATCTGTCTAATAATTCTTGTCGCTTTTTTTGTTCTGATTCAAAACGTCCGATTGAAGTAAAAAATTCTGCGATGGAGCTAGCTTCAGATTCAAATTGGCTGTAAATATCTTTTTGTACTAACGTTAAATCTGTGGTGAATTTACCAGGTGAAATGCTATGTTTAATACCGTTAATAAAATACATATTATCAATAGAGGTGCCGGTATTAAAATCTAAAAAGACTAATTGTGAAAAATTAACAAGTGGGCAACCGATAATTTGCGCTGAAGCCTGGGAAGGAATTACCCACATTGGAGAGCTATTCATTTGATTAAATAGTTCAAAGTCATATTGGGTAGGTTGTTTTTCGGCTTCTTCACCATTTTGCTGCATTAATAATACAGTTGAATATTTGGCGTCCTGATTGGTTGTAATATTACCACTTATTAAGGCGCTGTTAGATTGTCCAAAGGTCAAAGAAGGCATATAGTTTTTAAATTTACTCTTCATATTATTAAAAGAATCAATTTTTTCATCATTTCTAACATTAATTGCAATAGTTTTTAAATTAGCGGTCGCTAAAGGATTATTAGGATCAATTGATCCAATAGGTATTTCAGCACCTTGAATATCTTTTAAAATAATCAAACCTGTTTTAATTAAATCATAAACAACAGCAGAAATATCTCTTTTAATTATAGCATTTACATTATCAATGACAGCTTTTTGTTGATCAGGTGTTGCAACAGTCGACTCAGTTTGTTTTGTATCAACTGATGACTCGTTCTTGTCTGCTTTCTTTTTTTTGCTTTTAATTGACTTTGTATTTTGATCTCCAGCTGTTTCTACTGGGGCTGCAGTTTGTTGAGTAGTTTGTAAATTAGCAGTAGCTGATTTTACTTTATTAATTTTAGCTCTGAGTGCTGTAATACCGCCGATGGCTGTTTTGTAATTATTTTTATGAAAATTTAACATTAATTCAGTGACAGATTCAAAAGGATTATCTAGTTCGTCATAAAAACTAATTCTTAAAATTGAAGAATTTGGATCATTTTCATGAAAAGTTGAATCAAAATTCATTACTACTTTAGGCACATTAAATGTTAAATCAAATACACCATCATAAATTTCATTTAATTGCTGTAAATTAGGATCCTCAAATCTAGCTTTGCTTTTATCGTTAGGTGTTGTAGGAATTGATTCCCCATAATATTGTTTAAATATTTCAGCCTTTACACTTTTGGTTTGATCATTTAAAGCACTTTTTCTAAGTGTTTCATCCATTGATTCAAAACCTTTAACATTAATTGTTGTAGAATTATTATCATTAAATTTGAAATATTTACCTAGTCCAAATACAGCTGCAGCCTTTTGATTAACAGCGAAATTTAAAATAAATTCCAATATTCCTTCGTATGATAATCTGACTGCATTTGCAATTAATTTATCTAACCTTTTTTTAAACAGTTTAATATCAACAGGTATTGATGCAATGTTTAAAAAAGAAGCCTGAATTGCTTTCCCATTTAATGTATAAAAAACAAATTGTATTTCGTCATATTTTTTATCTTCTAAGACAAGACGTTTACCAATAATTGATAAAAGTAATTTACCTAAACTAATCCATTGAGTACCGTCCCAATTCCCGGGTTTTTTAATAATTACCGATGCATCTCTCTTTTCATCAGCATTCTCTAAGGTTCCTAAATTTTCATCCCACCATTTATAATCAACAAAAGGATCGTTTTTACGCGCGTCATGAGTTTCATAAAATGGAAAATTCTGTTTTGTATTTTTATCTTGTTCTTTTGCTAACAATTTCAAATTTGTTCGGGCATCTTCTACACGCCCTAATAATTCTGTAATTAAACTTTTACCATCAGGACTTAAACCTTTTTCATTAAGACCTTGAAGCGCTTTTTCTATGTTATTTAAATCTTCAGTATCGATATTATCAATATCTAAATTGTTTGTAACAGTTTGTAAACTAGGTAAACCGACTTGTTCAGTTTGAGTAGTGGTACTATCAGTTGTTTGATTACTGGCGTTTTTCGTACGATCGATAGTTTTATTAATAATTTTTATTTTATTAGCCGCTGTAGTAATCTCTGAAATAAAATCTTTTAAGGAAGCTTGTACCTTTGAGAGTTCGATATTTTGTCGAAATGATAAACCACGTAATTCAGCAGGACCTTTCATGGCTAAGCTCAGTGAAATATTCACAGTTCCACTTTGATTGATAGTATAAGAACTATTAACGATAATATACTTTTCACGAACTTTAAGACTATTAATAAATTCTGCAATAGGGTTTTCTGAATATTGAATCGTTTGTCCATTCACATCCACAGCTCGGGTTTTACCATAGTCTGGATCTCCTAAATTGCTTTGCCAACCGTATTCTAGAATAATTTCAGAAGAAACAGTATTTAATAATTCAGGCTTAATAAAAGGGGCGATTTGAGACATGCGGGCTTTATCATATAAAACTAATTCCATGGTGGCTGTTTTATAAAATAATAGACCTTTAGTAGGTCTGACGTCAAATGACAAATTATTAATAGTCATAAAAGGTCGAAATTTATCAACCAATGCGTTAGGATTATCAGCGATATTATAATCCCCATTCACCATAGTTTGTGGAGCAAAAAAAATAGCGTTATTTAGAGATTGTCGATTATAAGTTTTTTTAATTTGACTTTGCGTTTCAGTAGAACTCGTCTTAACGGAATTTCTAATCACTGTTAATTCATCTTTATAAAAATCGCCATTAATGGCCTTAGCGGTATCTAATACATTATCATATGGTGATTTACCTTGTGTATCTGTAATAAAATAGTTGTCACCTAAAATAAAATTATTAAGACTAGCTGTGAGATAAGAACGGCTATTAGTATTAGTAGTGCTACCAGCTTCGGTTGTTGAACGTGTTACTTTTTGAGGAATTAGAAATTCGGCATTAACGTAAGGAATTGCCATACTCATATCTAAAGTACTAATCATGTTAAAAAATAAATCTAATTCTTGACTATTTTTAAAACAACCTCTAAACTCAGGATTTAATACCTGAATTGCACTTAATCCAGGATTTTTTTTAGTTCTGAAATATGGAAATTTTTCACTTGAATTCTGAGGAAATACATCATTTAAATTATTAATATTATCATTTTTAATTTCTTTTTGTTTGGGTTCTGTTTCAGAAATGTTGCCGTTTTTTTCAGCATATAACATTTTTGCAATATCAATCTCACTTAATACATCGGGCGCTGCTGTGCCTGAGATTTTTTTAAAATTATCAGGAGAAACATATGTTATTTTAAAGGCGTTTTTTAAACCTTGTATATCTTTAATTTCATTTAAAATTTCGTTAGTATATTTTCCGTAAGTTGTAACTGATTGTAATAATTGTGACACTAACGCAGGTTCAATTTTTTTATCACCTGACCCGATTGGTAATCTTTTTGATGCTAAAAAATTATCAATACTTTCGTTATCCCTCTTGGTATTTTTTTGACCAATCAGGGTTTCTATTAAATTTTCATTACTTAAAATAGGTAAGAATTTACCAAAATTGTTTTTTTCAAAAATCCGTGTGGTATTTGATTTTTTAATAGTAATAGCCATAAATCATTCATTGTCTTTTATATCTTATTTATTATACAATGAAAAATTATAAATTAAATCGTCTTTTCACGCTCTCTTGATCCGGAACTTTAATACGGGTCTCTTCATTCACCTGTAACCACCAACTAATGCCACTGGCCGCTGCAATCAACCACCAATCCAATCCATTTCCATAATATTGTGCCGCTAAATGATCTAATCGATCTCCATTTTTAAACTCTAACTCCACAAATGGGATTTCTCCATTCTCACATCCCTGATAAATCTGACTACATAATTCAGAAGTCGCATACTTTGGCCGACTAAATTTAGCCACATCCGAGATTAATATATTATTATTTTTATATCGATTCATTTTTTTTCCTTTTTATTTCTTTTGCGGCATTGTATTAGTATACTCTAAATTTTTTGGTAATTCATCATATACACTCTTTCCAAAAAATTCATTATTTAAATTACCTACACGATAAGTTGGGGCCCGCATAATACCTTTATCATCCAACCCTGGCAAAATATCATGAATTACATCTAACTGTAAACCAATTTTAACCGCAATCGGAGCCCGAGATCCTTCATCAATCTCCCAAGGAATATTCTGATCAAAATTAATTGTAAAACCCTGAATTGTTCCCGCTAAACCTTCTCCCATCGTACTCTCAAAAGATTTAACAATCGGATTATTCACAACCCCTTGAGACGCCTCAAAAACATTAACAATTGGTTTACCACTTCCTCGATTTACATCTTCATTTAATTGCAACTGCCCATCAGCACTCATAAAAGCTTCAAGATTTAAATTATTTTTTAATTTTTCGGAGTCCTTTGATTTCTTTTCTAAAGAAATTTCTAAAATAGTTTTATTAATAATTTCAATAAAAGTCTGAGGAATCTCCGATTTTAATTTATGCATAGAATAATTATTAGTACTTGTCCCAATTACATCAATAGAAAATAATAACATTAAAATTTTCTCTCCTCCTTCTTCAATAGGGATAGGCACATACACTAATTTAGTAAAATTTTCCTGACTAGGCGGCATGAAAGTATCACCGCCATTATCTCCTGGGGCATTAATGTCATCTAACTCAATTTTTTTGTTGACTTTATAATAAAAATTGCTGTATTTAGAAAATAATTTTGTAATATCATTTAAATATGTTTCCATTTTTTTGACAATAATTTTGACATTTTTATTTGGAGTAATATTATTAAAATTTTCCTGATCTAACTCATCCCATGGGAAGTAAATATTTCCCGTTAAATAATCTTTATATTCATCTTTAGTATAAATGTTATAACCTAACAAAGTAGGAATGCTATATTTTTGTGTATTTGGCGAGTTAGCTGCTGATTTATCCTTTATTTTGTCGATAGTTGTCTCTAGATTTTCTTTGTTGAATTTATTTAAATCAAATCCAAAAATACGGGCTAAACTCTTTTTAGAGTAATTAGAAGTGAAAATATCGCCTAGCCGTAATCTTACAAGTGGAGAGCCTGTTGGAATTTGTGTGAAAGGTTGTGAAAAAGGAATTCCTCGAAAAGCATTCGATTTATCAATTAAACCTGCTCTTAGTTGATTTTCTTCATTGGCAGGTTTAGGGGTTGACCATTGAGGATAAATTAAAGCTATTAAACGATTAACCATCCACCACATATAATCAAAGTCATCAGGCGACATTGAAATAAGCCAAAAATCAACGCTAATTTTTCTGGAGGTACCTTTATAAATTCGAATAGGATCCATACGACCAAACCCGGCCCCACCATCTTCCCAATTTACTGCGAAACTATCGCTATAACCTTCTACAAAAGCATGAAATTTAAATAATTCATTAGTTCTTAAATCTTGAATACTAAAGGGCATATAATCAGAATTGATTATCGCTTCTAATTCTTTTACATGTTCTTTTGATAATCTTTTTTCTTTGTTTTGATAAATGGCTTCGTTTTGTTTAACTAAGGCTTCATGATATTTCATGTAATTATTAGCGACGCTAGTTTTAGTAATTAAAGAGTTTAAAGAATAAATTGACTTATTAAAGTCAGACGTCATTATTTCTCTTTCATTTTCATCCTTTGCACCTCCTAACACTGAACTTCCAATTGGAATCGGTACTGGTAATTTCTGACCTTCATCTTTTTGTATAATCGGTAATTCATTCATTTTTTGCACAGAAAAAAGATTATTCTTTTTGTTATAATCTGTCGCTTTTAAAATGCTTATTGCTTTTTGCCCAACCGCCATTCTTTGACCAATAAATCTATGAAAAAAATCTGACAATTGATACCAATATTGATCGTTATATGCATATTTAACATCGCCATCAGAATCAGTAATTGTTTTAGCTTTAAATTGAATATTTCTACGGAAGTAATTGTTTTTCACAATTTTTCTGATTAATAAATTATAATTGTGTCGAGTTTTACCTGCTGTTACTAATGAACCAATAGTTCCTAATAATACTGTAATTATATCCGTTGGACTTTTGGCGTCAAGTACTTTATCTATTTTAAAACCTGGAATTAGATAAAAAATATAACCTACGCAAAAAGCAATTGCATTAGTTATTAAATCTTTTAAAATTCCAATAAAACCAGGAGAAGCCGGATTTGCAGGAAAATTCATTAATCGTTCAGACGTTTTTAAAATTGAAATTAAACCTTCAATTACAGGATTAAAGATCGCCGATAAAATTGGACTAACTGCGGGATCTATTCTTACATAGTGAATAAATTTACCTTTTTTATCACCTGAGTCTAATTTAATATTAAAAATATCAAATGGATCAGGCGGACCATTTTGTGCAACTTGTAATAAACCTTGTAAAACTGATACTGCTGCGATTGGAAGAAAGGCACCGACTAAAATATCTAATAATGAGCTAAAGACATTTGATAGATCACTTGTTACTTTACCAGGTTCTGTATATATCATAGGAACCCCATATAACATTTCAGCTTCATCAGCAAATAATTCAAAGCCGTTACCGTTTTCTTCATTATTGGTGCGGCCGTTCTCTCTAAAATCTAAATCAAAAAAAGTATTATAGGGCTTGTAAAAAGGTAATTTTTCCGTGGTAGGACTTGGAAACTCCATATTCTTACCAAAAGCGTAAGGATATAATTTATTTGATTGTCCAATGATCCCTGAATTACTAGGATTATTTAAATTATTTAAATCTGGGGTTTGTTCCTCAGGTAAAGGATTAGAGTTATCACTTCCATCAAAAACTTCGTGTGTATTTAAAGCATAATTAAGACCTGATTTAAAATCCCCTAACCTGCTTTTTCAATACTACCATTAGGATTTAATACATAAACTGCCATGATTATTTATCCTTTATATTATTCTCATTAATGAATTGAGCCACCATTTCATCTAATTTTTCATCAACATCGTTTACTTTTTTATTTTGTTTTAAATCCACATATTGACGCATATAAGAATTAATATATTGATCCATCTGACGCCCGTGATATTCAACCTTTTCAGCATACATTTTTTCAATCTGTTGTTCCGACAAATTTGAATTTTTTTTAACCATAGAGATTAAACTATCTTTAATCCCCGCGTCTTTTAACACTTTAAAATAATCAATTTCAAACATATAATAAATCCCTTTTTATATTATTTATAATTTAAAAAACAAAAGGGAAGATTTAAATTTTAATTAGCTATTACGATAAGGACTAGAATAACTCTGACCATTAGCTGTAGTAATACTGGTAGGATTTAAAATAGGCTGTGATCCAGCAATATTAGGATTCGTCATCATAGTTGCTAACCCACCTTTAATCAATACACTACCTACCTTTTGACTGTCTAAATTTACCACCAATTCTCTATCTCCGCCAGAATTATTCACAATTCCTTGTAATGATGCTGTCATCGCTTCTACAATCATAGTTTTTAATTCTTGCATATTATTACGATTCAAATTCAAAGAAGAATTGCCGGCGGCCATTTTCATATATTCTTCAATTGCACCACCAGGCTTTAATGCCATAATATCGTCTTTACTGTCTAAACTAAAACTACCTTTATCGGAAATAATTAAATCTTGTGAAGGTATCGTTTGTGTAACCCGTCTGGCTGCCTCTAAAGCTTCAGAATCAACCCCTGCCAACCAACCTGTAATCCCAGTCCCAAAGATTTCACCTCTAACAATTGTCAATATCTGTTCAAAAGGTATGCCTTTTATTATACTAGCCCCAATTGCACTTAAAGATTTTTGTACTTCAGCATCTTTGGTTAATTCATTAAAACCGTTTTTAATCGTATTTACTATTCTTTGACCAATACTATCAGGTCCGGAAAATAATACTTCAAATAAATCAACAATTCTACCAATCAAACCTTTATCTTGACCACCTTTACTTTTATCACCAAAAACTTTTAAGGCAATATCTTGCAAATTTTTAGCTATTTTTCTTTGAGCGTTGACGCTAAACATACCTGTTAAAGCTTTATCAAATTTAGTAGGATCTTTAAAATAGTTTATAATATTATCTAATGTGTTATTAATAGCACCTAAAATACCAGGTAAAGCATTAATCAAAGCCATGGCAGTATTCTTTAAAATTTCAGCCCCAATGCCAGCTAAGAATTCGTAAATAGGTTGTATGTTTTCTCTTAAGGATGATAAACCTTTTTCTATCTTTAATTGTCCTGCATCATTCATCATGGTAAAACCATCAATAATATCGCCAATTGCAAATGCAACTTTTTCCAATCTTTGAATAAATTTAGGACTTGTTAAAAATTCAGACAATTTATCAATCCAGGCTGTCATTCTTTTAATCATCGGCTCAAATCTTCTTAAATCCATCTTGGTAAATTTCAAGAAAATATTGTCCATCGCCACTGCCATTCGCTCCATCGCGCGACGAATTGTTGGATTTTCAAACAACTTCTGAGTAAAGCCTTCTTGCATTGCATCAAAGAAACTAGTAAATTTATCTGATAAAGTATCTTTTAATTCAACAATGGCGTCTCTCATCTCTTCCATATGTTTGGTTTGTTGTTTAACAGGATCTTTTGCCTCAATATCAGCCATAATCTCTTCATAAGTCTTGCCGGCATTTTCAGCACTAAATAAAGCCTGGGCTGCCTGATCTGATAAACCGGTTTGTTGCAAAATCAAAGATTTACTAAAACGATCCATAGTTTCAAAAGATTTACCACTCGCTTGAAATGCATCTTTATATTGTTGCAAAATTTCATCAGGCGATTGTGCTTTTAACAACTCCATACTATCCACCACCATACCAAATGTCTGACTTAATTGCGCAGCTGTTGTCGCAGCATCTTCAAAGGTTTGAAATTTATTAAAGACAGCCATCGCGTCACTCATCGAGACACCCATTTGACGAATATGACCTGCTACTGTTGCCAATTCATCAGCCGACTTATGCCCAAAATTTACAATATCTTTACGTAAAGTTAACACGTCAGCTGACATCATCTTAAAATCTAAACTAAAACGCTTCGCCACATCAGCTGTCGCCTCTGATATTTCATTAAATACTTCCGGAAAGGATTTACCTAAAGAAATCGCCATATTAGTCAACTTACCCATATCTTCATCAGATAAATTCATCAACTTTTTAGCTTTATAATAATAATTAGCCACTGAGGCATCTGCAGCCGTCACATTACGTGTCACAGCCTTCGCCATCAACTCAGCTCGAGGTCCCATCGATTTAATAATCGTAGCACTCTCTTCCAACTGTCTCTCAATTAAATTATCACCTTTAGCTCCATAAAGACGCGCCGCAGGATTATTAGGATCCAAATAAGAAATACGACGCCCCCTCAACTCTTTATTCAAACCTGCGAAACTTTGCCCCACCCCTGACGACTGTCTAAAACTATCCTGAAACTTCTCCAAATTATTAAAAAACTTAATATTCTCAGCTTTAATCTCATGCCCTTGTGTGGCAGCAAACTGTATAATTCTCAAAGGAATCGCCAATAAACCCTTACCTATACCAGCCACCATATCAAACAAAGCTTTAACCTGTAAAAAATAACCTTTCACAGTATCTGTAAAATTTTTTAAATTACCGATCATTCTAGAAATAGGAAGTGTCAAAATAGAACTCAAAGCCTGCGTTGCATTTTCACCAAACCCTAAACCTGATTGAATTGTCCTTCCAAATTGTGTTAAACCTAATATAAACAAAGCCGACCCTACAATATTATTTCCAGATTGTAACTCTCGTAACTGTTCATTGATTCTATCTTTTACTAAATCATTAACACCTTTTTGCGTCCTAGCCGCTTCAGTCTTTGCAGCGTTAATTAAATTGCCAGGGGATGTATCTCCAAGCTCATTAGTTAATCCTCGTGTATTTATTTCATCAGTAATATTAAAATTTACACCTTGCATTTGATTATTTTTAATTTTTCCTTTAATTTTATCAGCCATATCATTAATTTGATTACCAACACTATTTTGTAAATTATCCCTAGCTGTATTTAACTGATCTAATCTTAATTTTAAATCATTTTTTTTAGATTCAACACGAGATCTTGCAGTAGCATCAGTAATAATTGTTGTATTAATAGCGTCTAATTTTTGAGTTAATTGATTATGTATGTCTTCAAAATTTTGATCAAGTGTCTTGTATGTCTCTTTATAACGTTCTGCAGCCTTTGTTGCTAATCTATCAATTTCATTATGATCAGTTGCTGTTTTTAATTTATTATCAATTTCATTAAAAACATCAGAATTACCTTGTAATAATTTTTGCATTTCGTCAATTAAATCATATCTTTGTTTAATTGCGTCATCTAATCCTGCAATTGCGGTGGTATAGTCAATTGGCGGTGCCATTTATTATCTCCTTTATAATGTTTATGTGTTTAATTAAATAAAACCTTTTTATAGTTTCCATTTAATACCTGATAGTTGATAAAATTCATCGGCTAGTTTTTTCTTGTTTTCGACTATCGTCATAATTTTAGATAAAGGGATATTTTGATTATGTAAAGAAGTGTATAAAGTTTTAGAAATATCAAGTAATTCGCTGAGTTTTTGTAGTTGTTGTTGATTGCCTTTAATTTCAATATTAACAGCTTCACCTAGGATATATTTGGAAGCGACGTTATGAATAAGTAAATCGTGTTTTTTCATGATGATAAGTCCTGTATTTAGAATATATTTATCTAATTATACAAAAATTACCTTGGACGATTTAATCTATTTGGAGAAAAAGTCCGGTGAGCTCCGGTAAGTGCTCGAGTTTCAGGGGTTTGTAGGTGGGAGGCTCGGGTGGGGCCAGGTTGATCTTTATCTTTAGGATTAACTTCCTTAATGAAACGTTTAATAAACCAACGTCTTTTAAAGATAGGTAAAGAATATGCGTCATGATAAGTAAAGCCCATATAATAGATGAGATAGAAAATTTCATCTAATAGACTTTCATTATACTCAGGAGTCAGGCCAAAAAAAGCTAATCCCGATTGGGAGTTTAATCTCACTTTCTTCAAAGCAATGTTGACATTTCATGTGTACAGTCATATCAATCCCAGGTTCATTATTATCTAGGAATTTGCGAAGTGCTAAACTGTCGCGTGCCGGCATATCTTTAATGAACATTCCTAATTTAGTTTTATCTGTGATTCCTTGTACAGATACAATTGAGTTTAAGAGACGATCGGTGATAGCACTATCCTGTTGAATTCCAATTTTCTTTTTGCGTTCTTGCGCACTAGAAAGTTCTTTTTCATCGTATCCATTAGCAAATTTAACTCTAACAATTTTTTTGCAAACAGGCAACTGAATTTCGAATTGATTTGAACCTTCTGCAATCGGATCAATTTCGAGACGTTTAATGCCTAATTGACTAAGATTAAAATGTTGTTCTGATGATTTATTACATTTTGGGCAATCACATTCTACTGCATAATCAGCACCATAGCCTGTAATACGTAAAGAAATCATTAACGCATTACGATCCCCAGCAATCATTTCATCTACATCAATGGATTTATCAAGTAAACAGGATTTAATTAATTCTTGAATAACAGTGCCGTTTTTAATATAAGCACGACTCATTAAAATATCTTCGTCGCGAGCAGTCATAGCCCTAACTTGTAAAGTTTCTCGACCGTATAGAGGAGATTCAGGTGAGTAAATAATACCACGAGAAGGTAGTGGAACATTTTCTACCGGTACCTCAAGACCGAAAACATCTTTTACCACGTTTTGAACTTGAAATTTACCTTGGGCTAAGGCCGCGGTTTGTTTCATTTGTTCAATATCGACCATCTCATCGTTTTCATTTAGATTTTGTAAATTATTTTTTGCCATTTATTTTAAATCCTTTATTATTATTGAATTTTAATTAAAATATTGTCTTAATAAAATTTTCTTATACATTAACTTGCGCAATTTCTTGATTATTAAATTGTACATAAATAGAACCTCTAACAAGACCTATTAATAAGTCTTCGTTTGAAGTAGTTTTATTGTCTAACATAATTTTAAAATTAGTGATTAATCCTATATTTTGATAATTAGTTAGAATGATTGAATAAATTAAATTAAGGCGATTTGTGACATTTTGAATATTGTCTATTTTAGAAAATAGTTGTGAATAGCTTGCCCACTTAATAGTTTTCTTAATATGATTTAAGGTGTTTCTAACATTTAATTTTGATAAAATTGAATTATTACTATTAGAAAATTGATGTGTTTTATCAGAGTAAAAAGTGTAGGTTGTTTGACTGTTTTTTCTATCTGCATATAGAACATTGATATTCAGATTATTAATTAATGCGACATATTTTTCTCGTGTTAAATCATCATGATTAACAAAACTTTCTAATACGTCAAAAATAGTTAAATCTCCTAAACCATTAATATTGATATTATGAATAGGATTCATTTGTCTTTTTAAAGCAATATTATCAAATGATGTTAAGGCACTTAATGCCAATAAACCTGCAGGTGCAATGATGGTTTGTTCAGGTCCTAAAATGTTAATTCTTTTTTCAATACCTGATAAGAGTTTAAATAATGCATAATTACCAAATGAGGCAATATTGGATATTTGATTATAATTTTGATTCCAATTATTAATTGTATTGTTATTGTTAAAATTTAAAGTTTGATTTAAATAAATATATTTTTGATCAGACCAAGTATATTGTAATTCACTCTCGCCAGCATCTAATTTCAAGAAATCTCTACCATAAACAATGTTATTACTATTATTATAAAAAGGCTGATCTAACAATAATATGGAATAGGGATTATCGGCTGCTAAAATTGAAGCATGTTCAATAAGTTCAGTATTAAAAATTTCAGGTAAATAAATAAAATCACTCAAACAATTTGACTCGTCATGAATAATTTCTAAACCAATTTTATATAATTCTCTTAAATAAGCACTTTTTTCTAAACCTCTATTATTAATACAATATTCATCTAAATCTAATAAATTTAAACCGTCCCAACCACCTGTCATTTCTATATTAAAACTTAATATATTAATATCACTAAATCTTTTCACTTCAGAAATTGTATCAATTCTAGAATTAATAAAGCCTTTTTTACTAATTATAAAATAATAAAAAAGATTTTCAATGTCGGTATTATTTTCAAATAAACCTTCCCAAAATTTATTATCTGCAATTGAATCAATATTTTGGCCAGATTGTAAATATCTAGCTAATTGCCAATATTGAATTGTTTTAAGTTCATCGTATTTATTTAATAATAATATTTTTTCTAAATGAAACATGTCATCGTAATTATCAATATCGTAATTATCATAAAAATTTAAATTAAGATACTCGGTTTGATTAATACCACGATTTAAATGTAAATTTTTATGATAATATTCTAAAACTGAAAAGCTGTCATTGTTTTTTCTTTCTTTAATTAAATTCTGTTCTTCCACAGCGCTTTTAAAAAATATTTTTTCAAATTTAATTTTTTTAATTCTAACATTTTTTAAATTATCACCCCACGCATGGCTTTTTAATAAATTAATATTTTCAAAATTATTAGAACTTATATTTTCAAATTGAGGTGTTACCACATAATTTTTATTTAAAATGTTTAAATTAGGAATTAAATCACTCTTTAACTTATTATGTCCTAAAAAGCCGGCGGGAATTGATTCTTGTAAGATTGATTTATTCATAACGTGATCGGACAATTCTACTCTAATCCAAGGATTTTGCGAAGAATGTTCAATATAATTATGAGTTATTTTACGAGTCGCAACGTCAAAATATGTAGCTTGAGTTCCAATAACCTTTCCTATAAAATTACTACTGTCTGGATTTAAATCAAGATTATTAAATTCATAAATGACATTTTCATTTTTTTTATTGATTAAATGAAGATGAAAGCGTGCCCAACCGGCAGATTCAGTTAAAGAATCAGGAATAATTTTAATTCCATATTGATTTCCTAATTTACCTGGTGATAATGCATGTATTTTAAATAATTTAATGACTCTATCTTTTAAATGTAAACCTGATTCACTACGAGTATTAAGATTTTGATTATTATAAAATCCTTGACTTACTATCCATGGAGTTTGCGCATGATGATATGCCTCCTGAAATGTTTTTAAATTATTATTATTGAGTAATGTTAAAGTAACTGTATTGTTAGTAATATGATTTTCTTCAAAATTAATTTTATTAAAAATGTCATCATAATGTATTAAAGCATAACCAAAATCATTTAAACGATGTATATTAGTATTTAAAACTTCTTTCCAATAAAAATCAGAGTCAATATTAAAATCAAATGTAATATTTCTAGGAGGTAAATTAGTAGGTTGTGTAAAAAAAATTTTATCTTGAAAATTTTTTTGTCCAGGGGAATCTTCATTAACAATCTGTGTACTATTATTTAATCCTACAATGTTTAAGGATAATTTACCGTTATTCAACACCGTTAAATTTAAACTACAATTTTTTGTTAAAATAATAGCCTGATATTGTGTATTACTGCCTGCATTTTCAAAATTAAAAAAATTCTTATTGATCGCTCTCGTGTTGAAATTTAATGATAATAGATATAAATTGTGTTGATTATTTAATAAAAAACCTGGTTTTAAAGAAGGAAAATCAGGTAGATCTAGACCTGCTAGCCTGGTATAATTTAATTGGGCGCCTGTTTCTAATACTGAATATCCTGCAATATAAGGCAAAATATGTGCTTGAAATTCTTTATGATTATCAATAAAATTACCATAATTGGTTTCAAAACTTTGAAGAATATCATTACCTCCATTATTAAAATTACCATTAATAAATGTCGGTACGAAAGGTATACCCCAAATTGCATTACCTAAAATTGAAGTTGACTGTCGATTTAACTGTTCAGTCCCTTTTGTTAAAAAATTTCTAATCGAATTTTGAAATTCAACTTTTCTCTCAGCACTTATCATATTTTACTCAATATTATTTTTATAATAAATATTGAGTTTTAAGATAAAGCTTTAAAATTAGTATTGCAAGACGCAGTTATCAAACTTAATCCCTAATGAAACTGTTAAAGGATTACCATCATCATCATATGACAAATTATTAAAATTAGCACTAGTTAATTGACAACCTTTCATATCCCATAATTCAATCACTGTTCCAACTGGATCCAGTAATTTAATTTGACAATCACGCTTATAAAAATCGGCATAACCGGCACGACCTGATACTGTTTCTTGATGTGTTCTAACCCATTCCATTACTTGTTGTGCCCCAGAAGGTGCAATAGGATCATACAATTCAACACTCAAATCACCGAAGGTTAACTTACCAGCAATATGACGTTGTGAATTAATATAATTAATAGTGGTTGAACCAATAGTAATAGAAGGACGAGCTGCTGTCTTAATTAAAAAGGAATCCAATCCTTCAATTGCAAAGACCCAACGATTACTTCTCTTAGGTTCAAATTTATTTGGTATCATCTCCGCGACGCTTAATGTTTCAATCGCCATTTCGTTTTTTCTCCTGAATGTTATTTTCTGTTATTATAGATTAACTAGGTTAATCAATGGAATTTCTAACCTCAAAGTCAAGAGAAATAAATTCAATTGACTTAGTAGGTTGTAAATAAATCTTACCACGAATAGTATTATTCTCTACATCAATCTGTGTAGTAGTGGTAGTATCAATTTGTACCTTATATCTCTCAATCCCTTGTTGGGCTTGAATATTCGCCAATATTGGCTCAACCGCATTTGCAAACGCTTTCAATGTATCAGCACGATTAGGTTGGAACAAGAAGGTATTCGCAATCGCTTTCACCTTACGACGTACATAAATCAATAAACGTCTGACATTGATTCTATCCAAAGCTGATGGATTCTTTAGCAATGTCTTTTGTCCAAAGACGTGTACTTGATCACGACCAGCTGGAATATAAATTGGATTAATATCACTATCATACAATTCATCTAACTGCTCACGACTCATGGCAAACTCAGTCGCACTAGCATTCACCAACCCACGATTAATACCTGCTGGGGCATACCATGGAGCATTCCCACCATTATCAGCACGACTCATCACGCCTAAGGCAGCAATACTAGGCGGTACCTTAATTGAACCCCCATTAGGCTTATTCAACATCACATCTGGGAAGAATGACGCAGCAAATGAAGTATCCATCCCACGACCACTAAATTCATCAATAGTTTGACCGACTGATGGCTTATCAGTTGCATTAATAATAAACGCACCATTCGCATTCTTCTGTTCAATATCCATAATATACATTGTATCAAAACGATTTTCAGCCGCTTGCACTGCATAATTGGTGACTAAACGTTCTCTAATTCCCGGTACCACCAGCAATTGAATTTCAGCAGCTGCCTTATCAGTATAAACATCAATTCCTTGTTGATATGTTTCAATCACAGGACCTGTCTTAGATGTCTTTTGACCTTCCTTATAACAAGCAGCATCTTTCAAATAATGCTTATCTTCATCAAAAATATCTAAACCATCAAACCCGCCTTGCATGAAAAAGGAAAACGATAAATATTTATTGTTAGATAAACTTAAATCTTTAGTTAATCTAAAGAAACGACGAGCAGCGCCAGTAGGTACACTATCATTAGCTGTCACAGAATTTCTAATAAAAATTGCGTCACCCCACTTCTTATTGTCAATCTTCAAAGCAGCTCCACCTTGATGAGTAACTCTAATTTTCTCTAAATGGAAAAAATTAGGATCGTTTGTATAATCTAACTCTTCAGTTAAACTACCTTCTACAATTACAGGTGACCAATTATTCTTAAAATATTTAGTGTATGAAGTTAATGATTTATTAAAGGTTTGTTCAATATATTCTTTAAAACCATCAATTGTCACATCAATATTTTCTTTCAATGCAAATTTAACACCCCAAGGAACAATTTTAGCATCTTTAGGATCATCAGCGCCTTGAATAATTTTACCAATTGAACGTATCATAGGAATTGGTGGTTGTTGTAAATTATGTAAATGTTGTGCATTTAACACTTGAGATTTATCATTAAATTTACTCTTTAAATGCAACTTTTTAATACCTGCAAAACCGCAAGGCAAAGTTTCAGCTGCAATATCACCTACGGCTACTTCACCTGATACTTCTACTCTTACAAATTTATTAGTCACAGGGTAAGAACCTTCTTCTTGTAAACCAGGTTTAGTAGCTTCAAAATCCCAATAAACCTTCTTATCACCAATTACACGAGCAATATAATTAGAAGCTGAGGGGTCTAAGGATAATCTCTTCCAGCTAGCTAATATTGAACTCTTTAAAGGATTGGAATCCCATTTTTGCAAAGTAATATCAAAAGTTCCAAATCCACCAAATTCTCCAGGTGTTAAATTACTAACAAGGATTCTAACTTGTTGATTACCAATTTCACCATCATCTAAGGCATGAAAACGGAATAATTTAAAAATACCATCACCCATACCGTCATTATTAAGACCGTCAGCCACAACACCAAAATCTTGACTCACTACCCATGGTGAAACAGCGGTTTGAAATTTATTGTCAAATTCTTCAAAAGAACGTGTATCATTCGCCACACAAAAAGCACCAGCAGTAATAACTAATGCATTATTCCCACTACTAGTAGTAATACCATTGACGCTTGAGGTAATAACATTTGAATGAATATCATAATAAGAATGTAAGTAATGACCTAATTCTTCTATTTTATGTGGATCGGTATTTAATACCTTATAAAAATAGTTTGATTTATTAATATCAAAAGAACACTCAATTGCTTTATTTTGACCATTATAACCAATTAAAAATAATGTAAATGAAGAATCATTTACATTTAAATCGCCTATCTCATAACCAATTGAATCTTGAACATTTTTACCAACATCTGGAGCAGTCGTTTTTGATGCAATTGTTGATTTTAGGGAAGCCTTTACATTATGAGGGGTCATTAAAATACCTCTAACCAAAGGTATTGCTGTACTCGCATTAGAGTCACTTATTGCAATTGTTAAGGCAGTTGCATCAGTCATATTTGCTTCATCAACAGTAATTGTAGCAGCTCCAACTGCATCAACTAATTGTACTAATTTGACAATAGCTCCATCAACGCTGGCAGTGATTTTATAATCAGTAAATGCAGCATCAATTGATTTTTTGATTTCACAAGCCTGCAAAAAATTATCTGTTAACTTAGTTTTTAATGCATTAAATTTAACAACAACGTCATTATCATCATTATCAATTAAATCAGTAAAAGTTGTAATTAAAGCAGTCGTCGCAGCTTTTGCAGTTGTAAAAGTAGGAACATCATTAGCATTATCTAATGTCGTAATGCTATCACTAATAGCAGTTAAATTAGTTTGTAAATCTGTAATTAACGCTTCAATAACATCTAAATCCGAACCTATCACTTTTTTAATACTATCTAATACGATTGCAGCTTTTAAACTATTCCTGTTTGTAACTAAAGTGTTATATTTATTTTGTAAAGCAGTAAACGCAGCAGTAACAGGAGCAATTAGTGAAGTATGATCAGCCAAATCAGTCACTGCAGTTTGCAATGTTGTTTTTAAAGTTAATAGGTCTGCAAAATTAGTTGAAATACTTGTAATTAAATCAATCGTTGCTGTAGGTATCAAAATCTGAGAGGCTACATTGGTTACAGCGGCTTTAAAAGTAAATTGACGTGCAGTTTCATTAGCCCCGATAGGTGTAATTGAAAAATCATCTTCTGCGACAATCTTACTTTTATCAACAGTAATAGTTGCTGTTTCGAAACTTTGTAATTGCAAGCCAGCTTCGGTTAAATATTTTGAATTAGTTGCATCTTTTACAAAATGCCCTAAAATAAAACTTTTACCTTTTACGTCAAGAGTTGTATCTCCAGAAGTATTAACAGCATTACTATTACTGATGACAACACCATCAGTTCCTAATTTTTTAGAACCGACGATGAAACCAGGTTCGGAACCGACGCCTAATAGACGCACAAAAGCCCCTTGCCCTGGATTACCACTCATCCATTCACTAACCGCCAAAGGCCCGAACAAATTGGAGTTTGAATCAAGACCTTTATCGCTAAAAGAGCCGAAGGTATCTTGAAATTCTTGAATGTCGGCAAAAACTGTTGGTACGAATGCAGGACCACGCTTGGCACGCCCCACTACACCTGCCGGTGTCCCAGTTAGCACTCTATTTACTGGTGTTGGCGCTGATAAATCAATTTCCCTTAAGGAAACTCTAGCTGAACCTTGTCCGGCCATAATAAAATTCTCCTGTTTTAATTTATCTTTTAATATTTTAAATATTTAAAGACCGGAGATTTTTTTAAATTATCTCAATAAAATTAAGCAAATGTTACGCCACTATTGGTCACAATAAAGTCCATCGCAATAAATTCTACCACTCGAGTGGGCACCACAATAATTTTACCACTCAAAATATTTTGGTCAGCTTCAGTCGGATCATTATTAATTACTACTCTAAAGTTCTCAATCCCACTGCTTCTTTGAATATTAGATAACAAAGCATTTACCTTTGTCGCAAAGTCATTACGCACTGCAGCTGAATTTGGTTCAAACAATAAACGTTGAGCATGTCTTTCCACACCACGTTTAATTTCAATCATCAAACGTCTAACATTCACACGATTTAAAGCTGTATTAGCCACTTGCAACGTCTTTTGACCAAAAATCACATATTGATTAGAAGGGAATGTGGCGATAGGATTAATACGAGCTTCATACAAATCATCTCTATCATCAGCTCTTAATCTAACATTAACACCTTTAATACGAGGATTTAAACCATTCTCAAAACCTGCAGGAGCAAACCAAGGTTGAATAACTCTAGAATTACCTTCACTACGTGCCAAAGCCCCTAATGCTACAATAGATGAAGGACATTTTAAAGTTCTCTTTACGACAGCACCTACCACAGGATCTGATGCATCTTCCAACATCACATCTGGGAAATACGTCGCAACATAATTATTGTCAAAATTACGAGACCCTAATTTCACAATTGTATTAGTCACATCAGCTTTCTTAACGCCATCTACTTTTTCATCATATAAACGAATTCCGTCTTTACTATAATGAGGTAAATCCATCAAATAAATAGCTTTACCATATTCTTCCACTTTACGAGCTGCATAATTGCAGATTAAAGGTTCACGAATACCAGGCAACAATAGAATATGTACCGTCGCAGTAGCAGGCTCTAACATTTGGTCAAGACCAGCAGTATAAGAAGCAATAATATTATTCGCAAAACCTGTACCTTGCATAGGAATTAAAGCGTTAGTAGCAGCTAATGCACTAGCAAAACCTGTAGGACTAGCTTTACCAGCCACCCCACCATCAACTGACATGTCTTCTGTACTTGAAGCTCTATCATTCATATTCATGCTATCTTTATCAAAGATATTTAAACCGTCAAAACCACCAAACATAGGAGCTGTAAATTTAGCAACAACTGAAAACTTATTGAATTTTTCTTTATTTTCTGATAATATTGTGGCTAAAGTTATACGGGCTGTTTTGCCTGTATCTTCATTGTCGCTGGTATCAATTACATAAGTGGAATTATTATAATCACCATTTCTAACATAGATAGCTTCTTTAAAAGTAGTGGCAACCGAAGACGATAAATCAGCGACTGCGATAGAAGTATATTGGGTTGATAAAGCAACACGAGCCAAAGTAAATTTATTATTGTTAAAATCGTCAGCTTCGGTTGAATTTTCGGCATAAACAACATCACTACCTGCAATACCCATAAATTTACAATAATTTTCTACAATCTTATTGATAATTTCCCCAGCAGTACCACGAGTATTAGGTTTATCAATACTATCAATATTAAAATTCATCAAACCCCAATATTGCCCAGTGCTAACTGCCTCTTGAGAACCAGCTTGTCCTAAATAAGGATTATTAATAGAATAATCTCTACTACCACTAGTAATCTTAAAACGATAAGGTAAAGGTGGTAAAACAGCTGTATTTAAATTTGCATTGCCTGTTACCTCTGATGTTAATGTATTTCCTGTTTTTAAGACAGGAATACCTTTAAAACCGAAAGGCAAAGATTCATCAGGGATTTCATTGTTTCTAACATCATCTGACATAATAATACGGATACGTGCTGACTGATTAGGATTTTCACCTTCAGTATAGAGACGTCTTTCATCAGTATTTTCAACATCAATATTATAAAAGGTCTTTTGGTCTCCAATCAATTTAGCTACATAATTGCTTGAAGATGGATCCAAACTACAATTTGCATATGATTCTAGAACAATAGGATTTTCATCAGTGTCATTTAAATCTCTTAATTCTACATTAAAAGTTCCAAATTTATAATTGACATCTGTTGAAGCTCTTAAATTACTGATACTAATCTTATATTTGCTGGCAGCATAAGCTCCATCATCAATCGCTTCAAGACTGTGTTTGAGTTAGGATCTGATTTAATTGTGCATAAATCTTTATCTACCGGGAAATGTAGATATAATAAATAACCATATTCTTCAATTGCATAAGGGTCTGTATTTAAAACCTTAGCAATGTAATTATTCGAATCCACATCTAAAGAAACAGTCACACTTCTTTCTTTAATAGTAGTATCATTATTACCAACAGTAACATTAATAATAAACTCACCTGCTGTAACTTTTCCTTTATCATTTAAATTACCAGCTGTTTTAATTTGTAATTTACAATTCTTATGTAAAAAGAACATGGCTCTAATTAATTGACAACTAGACAAAGCAAAAGTAGTATTATTTAATGTAAACATACCACTTGCAAATTTTTCATTTGACTGAACAATATGTTCGGCAGCTAATAATTGTACGCCACCAAATCCGTTTGCAACTTCACATTTAAAACCTGCCGATGGGGCAGTCCCATTATTTTCTAACGCATCAGAACCTAAACCTAAAGTTCTAATAAATTGAACTGACGCCTCAAAACCCCCTGATTGCGTTGGATCTTTTGATGTAAAAAATTCCGATACGGCATGCCCTGTCAATTTATCCTTTTGAATATCCCCAAAAACCTGCTTATAATCGTCCAAGGAATTCAGGATCACAGGCACAAAGGCTGGACCCTTCTCGGCTGGACCGATAATACCGACCGGAGATGAATTGGGCTCTTTTTTTGGTGGTTTACTTTGTATCTCGATTTCTCTCTCGAAAAATCCAGGTGATTTAAATACTTGCTCACTCATTATCTTTCTCCTATTTCTTAACGTGAAAACTATTGAAAACTATTTTATATTCATAATTATTCAGAGGAAGTCCGGTTTTATCAGAAAGATTAACTATTTACCGATTATTTGTCCATCACTTAATATTTAATAAGATATTTTGCGCCGCCGCTCCACGATAAGAAATTTCCCCCTTCACCCGACTCACATTCGTAATCCCCATCTGCAAAGCGCTAGTATTATTAGGGTCACGAGTATCATTCTGGGCAATATAACCAGGACGATTTAATAATAAATTAATTGCATTACTGCCCGCGTCCAAACCTACATTATCAGATGGAAATGGGTCATCCTCAGCCTGTAAATCATCAAAAATATGACTATCTAACTGATTGCTAATTGGTCCTCCAAATCCATGTAAAGGTAACACTGCATTACTATCTTCAAATACATCAAACGATATCTGTGGTGCTGAAATAAACGAACGTAAGGCAGTTTTACCACCCATCATATTTGGTAATATTACATAACCATTAACTGACATTGTTAAAGTCATTCTCACATAACGTTCATTCTCTGTCATATCATTAAATGAAGTCTCAGTATTTACTTGATTACTCACAAATCCTGAAAACCAATAAGGTTTATCCGATTCCAACCTAAATTGTTGACTAACATTAATAGTATATGATTTAATAATCGTTTCGAAAATACGATTAGCTTCTTGCTGAAAGTTAGTCCAAATCGCAATTTCATAATTAGCTCCGACATAATTAATAGGTGGCATCTCAATTACTTCATAAATGTTATTAGAATTCAATTGAGGTACTAAACTCAAGTTCTTTTTATTTTTATCAACCTCGACTAATCCTTCTTCTTGCCCTAAAGTATTTTTGACGTTTTCCAGATTTTCCTTGTTTTTAAGTTGTTGTTCATAAAGATCTTCGGCCACAATTCTTCTTTTAATGACATGAGGTACCATAGCATTATCAGCTACACCTTTAGGAGGACTCTGTTCTAATGAAGTTCTAGAGATAGCTATCAAAGGTAAAATTAATGCGCCTGATTTATCTCTTAATGGTCTTTTCTTTCTTAAAATAGCAAAACGTTCACCCGTAGCAAAAATTACAGGAATACGTTTTCTTTCTCCATCTAATTCATAAAACAAAGGTATTTGATCATTAAATAAATTAAAAACCGATTTATCCATATCTTCAATCCCGCATGATGGAACCTGTAAACCTGTAAAATTAACACCTTCATATCCTGTCGCAACCGCATTAAAATCAATGTTATCTCTCGTAAATCTAGTTGTCATGGTTAATCTCCTTCACCATAAAATGATGATTTCACTGTATTAGGATTAATCTTACCAGGTTGAGGTTTAACTTGCTTCACGCCTGTAATTGGAGCTTCTAAAATACCATCTTTTTGTAACTGTCTGACATCACCCGTCGCCAAGCCTGTTGAAGTTGTAGCAACTCCGCGTTGTTGTTCAAATTCTTTTTGTACAGCATTCGCGTCAGTATACATTTCGCTAGTAGGCCCAAAGAACTTCTTATGAATAAGATTAATACGAGCTTGTTTCCCTTGCATCTTATATCCTGCAATTCTTTCAGTCTGCCCGAACATAATTTTCTCCACAACAATAGTAGTGGCTTCAAAGAAATAATCTCCAAATTGAAAAAAATCACCTTCATGTACTTCTAAATCTTTATCTCTCAAATCGCGAGGATGTAGAAATACAGTCACACTTTTAGTTTGTTCATAACCAAAATTAGTTAACTTTACTTCAGCAGGTTGCCATTCCACTAAACAATCAATTTCGATTGGTGGGTCAAAAGCTTTTTCTATACTTTCTTCATATAAAGCATGTGGATTAGATAAATCTTCTCTCACATGATAATAAAAGATTTTTTGACCAATCACGTCTTTAATAATCTCTTTAGTTAAGTCTGAAAATAAATCAGCTTCTTTCTCGGTAAAAAATAATCTTGCCATGTTCTTATCCTATCAAGAAGGGACCATTAGGTATTGGTATCTTCTTTAATAAATTTTGTAATTGATCGGCCTGAGCATTTTGGGTTTCCAAGATTTTAGTCATGGTCATTTTATCTAACATCTCTTTTAACTGCGTTCTTAATTTCTCTTGATCGTCACGACCACTAGAAATCATATCACTACCATTTAACTGCAAATCACCACCCGGAATTGGAATACTAGAAAACTTACTTCTCACAACACCTAACATTTCCTTGGCAATGGCTAAAGTAAACTCACGAATCCAGTGACGGGCGATAGAATTTAAATTATCATAAGGTAAATTACCGTATGGCACATTACTGATATTAGAGACGCCGTTAATCTTATCATCAGGAATATCAGGAGCAACAGGATTTGACGGAAAAGCAAATCTGATAAAAAGACTATACGGATGATCTTGTGTTGGTTTTGGATATATCCTGATGTTATTGCCGTGAATTTCATAACTATAATTTGAACGACGAATACGATTACTAATATCTAATTGTCCAGCACGCAACACATCTTCAAAAACCGGTAATACATAGAAAACAGTTTCAGGAGTAAAGGATTCAAAAGCAAATTGATTATTTAAATAATTGATAGAAGAAGTAGTGTCAAAAAAACGATAAGCAGCTTGTGGGCTGAAATGCATGACTTCATAAATTCTAGGTTTGGTTTTTTGACGAGGGGTTTTATATAATGCAGCTAAATCCGGATCGTAAGCAAGATCGGTATCATCTAAAATAATATCTTTATAAAATACAAATGCCCCGTTATAAACAACACCTAAACCTAATTCATTAAATACACTTAATTCTAACCCATCCTTTTTATAAATTAATTCATCCGTAATATTATAATCCTGTCGGCCTTGTTCTAATTTAATATATCCAATATAATGGTCAGTGCTGCCTCCAACACCTGCCTCAGTGGCATAAACCTCAGCTTTACGCATAAAAATATCAAAATTCTCACGTGGTAATTTACCTTCAACGCTATTAGGACCAACATTTTGTATTACTTGTTGTCCGTTAACAGTGATTGTTTTAGTAATACCACCGACAGGAATGCCTAGTAAATTATGAATATGACTCTCTAACATGTTCTCATTAATAAAACGAGAGTATTCTAAAGTCGCTTCTTCAAAGGCAGCCCAAATTTGTTTATTAGTTAATTCCACGCTGATAATATCATCCCCTAAACGTCGGCGTACAAACGTCAACATTTTATCAGCGTCCATTTGGAAATGCACCTCATGATCATAAAAGCCAAAAGGCGTTGGATTACTGGTAGTGACAAAATTTGCCATAAAAAAAAATCCTCTCATCGATATTCTATTATTTCTAATTATGAATATCTAGAGAGGATTATGAGTTATTCTATCTTATTATAAACTTAAACTAATTGCAATTTACCTTTAACTTGAATGCTTAATACACCATTATCATTTTTTAAAACGATATTTGATAAATCGTGTAATTCACCTTCAGGGAAACTGTGAATTGTAAATTGCCTTTTCTTCTTGTCAAGCACCTTAGCCCCTACAACAAATTCTTTTTTAATATTTGCTTTGGCTTCTACTTTGACTTCCTTCACTTCTTTTTTTGGTTCTTCTACTTTGACTTCGTCTGACTTCTTAGATGATTTTTTGGTCTCTTTTTCTTCAACAACTGTCGTTTCGACTTTTTTATCTTCACTCATTTAAAATCTCCTTAAGAAAATGTGATAAATTCAACGATAAATTGTACAGTACCACCAGCAGTAATATTTGAAGAAGATACTAAGGCACCATAGATATTAACATCAGAAGTGCCAATTTTTTGAGCACCTGCTTTCATTGTAAGAGGTGTATTAGTATTATTTGTATCTAAACCTGTTGATACGCTAGAAGAAGTACTATTACCAACGCCTACATCAAGTGAATCTAATACATCATCAACGGCATTACAAAAAGAATCTGCAACTAATTCTAAATAAGTAGCATCAGTCCCTGCTGAAGAATTACCAAATCTAACACCTACATTTGCTGCAGCTGCAAAATCTAACTGAGAAGTAATTACAGCATGATAACCGGTTATTACAGAATTGGCAGGAATGGTGATAGCGCCTGACACTATTGAATTACCACCACCTGCTGCCACACCAGACGCACTACGTGTCTGTTTAATCCCTACGACACCACCAGAAGTTGCACCTTGTTGATACAATCCTTTAGCATCATCAATAATAATTTTAACTGACATATTTACCTCTATTCTTATTCAAATGTAATAAATTCGACAGTAAATTGTGCAGCACCTGCTGTTAAAACAGCGGCAGCTGTAATTGTAAAATGTACATTAGTTTCAGAAGCTCTATACGCTTGTCCTGGAACAATTACTAATTGTTGATTTCCAGCAGCTGCTGCCAAAGCTGTGTTTAATTCAGTATTAGTGCTTTGGCCCTTTGTAGCAGCAGCATTAGCTGCAGTATTAGCAATTTGTTTAGATAAAGCTAATTCATTACCACCTGCTGTTGTACCTACAGTTACTGATGGGGTATTACCACCTGCTAATGTCGTAGTTACGACAGTATGAAAAGCTGTAATTAAAGAATTTGCAGGAATAACAATCGCACCTGAACTAATTGTAGCACCCGCAGACCATGCTGCATTTACTGTCTTAGATTGTGTTAAACCTACCACACCCTTACCTGCTGTTTGATATAGACCTTTTGCGTCATCAATAATAATCTTTGGCATTTGACTCTCCTATTTTTTTATGTATACATGATTTCATGCCACGTGTATATTCCGCTTGTCAATTGGCATGAGCTTAATTTTATATATGCGTTTCTTTTCTTTTTTATGCTATTCCGCTGGACTTTCTTCACCACCCGACGCAACTTCTTCTTCAGTCACCTCCTGCGGCTTCAACACATCAATCGCCTCCTGCAAGGCATGCGCTTCCTTCAAAGAAAAGGCCCCACGCTTCTGAGCCAACTGAACTGCTGCTAATAATAAATTGACACTACCGACTTGTTCTGGAGTTAATTCCATTTTTTTTATCCTTTTTTTATTTGTTTTTCAAGATAGTTAATATTAAAAAAAAGACTAAAACTATACAAAAAAGGATTAAAAATGTTTAAATTTATTCTCCTCCTCACCCTACTCCTCAGCCCCCAACTCTGGGCCCAACAAACCGTCACCGACACCAATCAAAACGGCCTACCCGATCAACACGAAAGCGCCGTCCTCAAAGCCGCCGAGCGCATCTGCAACATGCCCGGAATTCAAGATGTGTTAGTTAAACAAATTGAAGATTTAAAAGGCGATAAAGTCATATTACAAAAACAAATCGAAGATTTAAAAAATAAATTAGACTCTTCTGTAAAAGAAAATATCAATCAATGTGATGCCAAATTAAAAGATGCTCAAGTTGAAAAAGATAAGGTCTTAGCCGATAAGGAAAAAGTGCATTTAAACCTAACTGATAAATCACAAGAATTAGCCTTATGCAAAGCTAAATTAGATGAAAAAGCCTTTGATAGATTAATCAGCGCCGGGATTGGTATTGTCGGCTCAACCGGATGTTTATTATATCAAGAATTAAGATAAAAATTTACATGAATTAAGTCTCTCGAGAATAAATACATATTATACTTAAATAATTCGAGGGAATTGAAATGTCTAATGAACACGGGATGGGGATGGGTCATAATTATTCCTCATCTGATATAAATAATTTTATTATGCAACAATTAAGTGGCTTATCTAATTTAATCAAAGAGAATAATGCTGAAATGCAAATTATTAGACGTGAATTATCTGAATTAAATGCAAAATTTGCAGCCAAAGATAACATGATTAATAATATCGATAACTGGAAAAAAGACGTCTCGCAGATTGTGACGTTAAATGATTTAAATGAAATGAAAAACCAGAAATTCATGATTTCAGTGTTACAAAATAAAATGGATCAACAGTCTTCTGAAATAGCTAATTTACAGACGCAACATATTAATGATGAGGTAAAGACTAGTCATAAATTAAAAGAAGTAGATGAACAGTTAAAAGACTTAAATGATTTTAAAATTAAGGCCTTTACGATTTTTAGTGTTGTACAAATAATAATGACAGTAGCACTTTTTTGGAAAGAAATGTTCAGTAAATAATATATAATAGAATAATAATAACAAAAGGATAAAAAATGAGAATTTCGTCAAATGATTTAAGACAAATTATTATGGAAGAATATACCCGTGCAAAGAGAGTTAATAGATTGCATGAAGGAACCCAATATAACCCAATTCAATTGGATGCTAATGCTTTAAGAAGTATTATTCTTGAAGAATCTTATAAAAATCTCCAAGAGAGACGTAGTTTAAATGAAGGTCGTTCTGTTAAAATGACACCACAAATGTTGCGTCAGATGATTTTAGAAGAAAGTCGTAGATATCGTTAATTTATTTATCGCATTTCATCTGATGACAGATGCTTTTATAATCCTCAAACGCTTTTTCTTTATGCTGTTTTTCTAACAATTTAGCTTCATTAATCTTTTGATCACAGGAAGCGGCTGTATTTAGTAATTCTTTTTGATGGCGTTCTTCGTCTAATTCTAAGAATTCGCCTAATTCTTTAATTTGTAATTCAGCTTTGGCTAATTCTTGAGAAATAGAATTATGACCGATATTAAAACCAATAATTAAGGCAAATAATACCATGAGAGAGTGGACAATTCGAATAACATCATTTTTGTTTTTTTCAATAAAGTCTTGATTCATAAATAGATAATCTCTTTTTAACGAGGAAAGTCTTTTCCACGTTGGACAATGTTAAATTCCATTTCGTCGGCTTGGAATGTATCTTTAATAATTTCACTAATGTTAGACCAATCAAAAGGTTTACAACTGAAAATATCAATAAAGGCGTAATTTTTTAATGGAAACGTGTGAATAGAAATATGCGACTCAGCGATAATCACCATTCCGGTAATCCCCTCATCTTCTGGCACTAAACCACTATATGGGAAAACATATGGCTGCGTAATTTTGGTCATGCCAATCTTGTCAGGCAATTCATGTAAAAATTTAAAAATTTTATTGTAGTCGTTTAATGAGGTATTATCTTGACACTTAATGTCAAAGGTTAAATGAGGTCCGAATGGTTCTGCTGTCATCTGAGTCTTATCTCCTAATCTTCGCGTTTGGGTTCTAATAAACTTTGTGCTCGAGTAATTTCACGATTTAAATTACACAAGTCTGATTGTAAATATGATTTATTTTGTGCTAATTTTAAAATTTCTGTGTCAATGTTAACAATTTCTTCACGAATTAAATTCATCTTCTCTCGCAACTGTAAGAGACCTAATTCAGTATATACATTTTCTTTTAATTCATTCATTTTAAAATACCTAATTCTTTAAGCTTTTGTAAGCAATAAGTGTATGTTTCTTCAGGGGTACGATGTTCGGTATTAATATACACGACTTTATTCTTAGTCCATGTACTTAACTCGGCATATTTCTGACTAATCAATGACCATTTTTCATCCAAGCCTTCTAACTCATCACCTTTTAAAGGAGGATTATCTCGATTAGTAATAATCAACACGCTATCTGGGATTGTAGTCATTAAATCATCTAATTTATGCAAAAATTCAAAATCATTACCACGATTAAAAACTTGACTGTACACCCATTCAGTTGTCCAAGCTCGATCTAAGACAACCGAGGCGGTCGAATTTTTTAAGTATGTGAAAAAATATAAATCTGTATATCTTAACATAAGTTTATATCTTTCAGGATGCTTCCATTCACCATGTTCATAAGGGTTTTTATGATATGTTAAATTTAAGCCTTGTGCAATATTTTTAGCCAAAGTAGTTTTACCACTACCATCAGGACCATCAAATAATAGTACAGCCATTTTATACCTTCTTACTGTCAGCTAATTTTTGTAAACGTCCTACAAATCCAATTGATTTAAAATCTTCAATCATTTCGCGTTCACCTGGGAATAATAAATCGTCAGGTAAGTTTTGTAATTCAAAATACCACGCAGATTTACTGAAATCATAATCGCATGAGTGATCTAACAAACTTGGGATTTTATTATTGACTGATGGGGCACGGCCAGTATTACCAAAAACCTTATCGACATTTAGACATACTTTATTAGTACCCATGCCGTCCATTTTGCTTAATAAAGTTGACCAGCCAGAACCTGCTACGATATCACTCCCGTCATCTCTAAGATATCGGCGACGCAATTCCCTTAAGATTAATCGGCCGACCAAATTCAATTCATCTGTTAAACCGTTTTCACAACGTCTCGCAAAATATCCTAATAAAGCTGCATAATTACATTGCATCACTAAACTTGTTTGTTGGGAATGCATCACTAAATAACGACAGTCTTGTGGAGGAATACCTTCATTATACATGTCATCGTATAATTCTTGTGATAATCTAACTAATTCCACTGCTCTATCTCTAAATTTATCATTTTGATATACGTTAATTGGAATAGTCACATTGTGATTAATATGTTGCGGCATTTGACTTTCAACCACATAAGCCCAACCGACTCGACCACGAGTAATTTGAGCCAAAGCCACACGACTTAAACCTGTAATTTTAATTTCAAAATTTAAAACTTCCATTGGGGTTGGTAAGGCATGGCGATTAATCACATCGAGACAGGCCTGAATATGTTCAGGATTAGTATGATCAAACGGGACATCTTGTAAAGTAATCCAAGTTTGACGAAACCAATTCCAAAACATTTCAAAAGGCTTATCATGTGAAGAAGACATGATTTCAACACCGATAGAGTCTAAAAAGTTGGTAGTAAATTGAGGAGTAGCTGTCATAAATTTTCCTTTAATTTAAAACAAATAAAATCTTTATAATTAATAGATTTATTATAACAGCTATTTTAAACTATACATTTTTAAGTTTAAACATCTATAAAAATATTTTTATTTTGAGTTAAGAAATCTAAGCCTGACAATTTAAATAAATCTATTAATTGAATAGGATTCAAATCAGGATCTTTTTTATTAGCAATTTGTTTATTTAAAAATTGAAAGCTTTCAATTGTAAAATCTAAATTACCTTTTTCATTAATTTCAATATTATCATATTTAATAGAAATTTTTTCTTCAGTACTAATATTAATGTATTCTCTTAAATCAAAAATTGAAAAATCACGTAATTCTTCAGATATATTCAAAGGTTCTTCAATTTTAAAGTCTTTATTATTATTTTCTTGCTTATTTAAAGTCATAATATAGTCCCATAATTTAGGTTCATTAAAAATTTTGTCATATAAATTGGAAATATCAATTTCATATAAAAAATAATCATTTTCAAATAATTCAGATTTAATACCTGTTGAATTCTTATTTGTCAATAATACAATTGTATCAATTAAAGGAATCTTTTTTAAAGCAACCTCTATTTTAGTAAAAATTAATTTTCTTTGTAATTCAAAATCAATATCATCATTTTTTTCCGGCTCCTGTTCCTGAATTGGAACTTCATCAATCATAGAAGACATTTTAAAATTTGCGGTGCTGTTACCCTTATTCTTATTTTTATTAGACGAAGGATTATTATGATTAGGACTGTAATGCTCTTGTAAAGATTTTAAAATTAAACCAATTTTTTCTTCCCTTTTTTTGCTAGAATAAAAACCTACAAGTTTATCATTAACTGATAACATTTTATCAGACAGTAATTTTCCTGTTTTAGTTATAATAGATAAATCATCGAAATTTTTTACAATATCTTCTAAACCTATTTTTTCAGAACTATATTTTTGTTCTTTCATTGTTTTTAAATTGACATCTTCAAGACAAATTTTATACATATTTAACAAAAATTTATTACCACGATAACTAATCTCTTGTGATGTAGTATTATTCAAAATCTTTTCTGAAAATCTGTTTAAAAAATAAATAATCATATCAATTAATTTAACATGAAAAGTTAGTAAAAATAAATTTTTTCTAAAACTTGTTTTTTCAACTTCATCTGTTGATAAACGTAAAGGATCGTTTAAAATTTCACTTTCTTGTTTACGTTTTGTTTCTAAATATTTTTTATAATTAGTTGTTAACGTATCTAAATTCGTGCTTAAATTAAAAATTCCTTGATTTTTATAAAAAACTTTAATATTTTCAAATACTTTTGGATCTTGTTTAATTTTATTAAAAGATTTAACAGCTTCAGGAAAAATAGGTTGTATTTTTTTAAAACTTGAAATAAACTGTGTAATACTTTTAATTTCGTTTTCTTCAAATTTATCTTGATTTTTTTCAAAATCAGTCATTGCGCTAGTAAAATTTTCATTAATATCCTCTAAAATAGAAGGATTTTCAATTAATTCTTGCGGTGTATAATTTTTATAACTTTTTAATCTTTTTATTGAACTTTTTAAAACCTCAATATCTTTTTTGTCAGTAGTATCTCCTTCTTTTACTTCTAAATTTTCAATTGATTTAGCAATTAAGTCAGAAATACTTGTCGCGTCTTTTTTGTTATTTTCAATTGTTTTTTCATCATCATCATCAATATCTGATAATACAGTATTTAAAATAAAATCACGAGATATATTACGATTTAAAATCAGCTCATCTTTCGTTAAATTTAGTTCTTTCTCAACTTTTTTATCATCATTAATTTTATCAACATCATTCGCTAATTTTTTCATATGTGGATTAGAGGGATTATATACAATGGGAGATTTACCTGAACGAGGATCACTTGTTAGAAGCGCCATTCTCATCAGCTCAATATTTCGTTCATCCGATAAAAAATTAATAACTTCAGTAGATGCGTTATATAATTCGTTACAAGCTTTTTTATAAGTAGGAGAATCCCTTAAAAAACCTTCATGAGTTGCATCAACTGCTTTTCCAACAAAATTAAGAGTTGATGCAATTCCTTGCCCAAAACTAATAACACCGGATTTAAGAAGTTCATAATTTCCATAAACGGTAATACGTAAAGTATTTGGTATTGCGTTCTCTAAAAAATTATCAATTAATTTTGAATCTAAAGTATAACCTCCATTTGTTTCACGAAATACAGGGTTATTCCCGATAAGAATATTCTTTATCGCTAATCCAGCCCCTGTAGCCCCATTAGGTAACTTTGAACTCATTTTTACAAATTTAACATGCTTTTTATATTGTTCACTATTAAATTTTAAAAGTGAAGAAAAAGCATTAACAAAAACATTTAAACCATTTTCAATGTAGCTAGGATTATTTTCTAATTCAAGCGCTGCAGCTTGGGCTTTTTCTAAATTCTCATAAGCTTTTTCAAATAAATCATATAAATCATTCTCATATTCAACACCTTTTTTGCCTTTATCAATTGTAATTTCGTTATTATTAATTGAAGCAAAATTATCATTTTTTACTTTATAAGGTGTAGTATCTCTACCTTGTCTACTAACTTTATTAACTGATGAATAATTTTGATTAGGTTTTTCTTTACTTTGTAAATTTTCAAAATCATTCTCCGCAGGAGGTCCTTCAAATAAAAATCTGTTTAATTTTTTTTTCATTTTTTAATTTAACCTAAAGTCTTTTTTATAAATTTAAATATTATTTATAAA